GCAGCGTTCTCCTCCTCAGCGAACTCACGGCCGACGTTCTCCGCGAGAAACTGTTCCATGTCGATGAATGCGTCGTCGAGCTGGTTCTGGGTGACTTGCGGCATCGCGTAGATGGTGCCGAAGCTTGGCTGCACCATTCCGATGCTTGGCCCTTCAGTCTGGTCGCGACTCTCGAGCTCGCCCACCCATCCGGAGGTGGTGCCACCGCGGTTGACCGGCCTCTCGTACTTCTCGCTGCCGACGCTGCGGACGGTGCAGAGCTCGCGCATGGGGGTGTTGCGCTTCTCGTGCTCGATGATGTTCTTGTCCAACTCGGTGGGCACCAGGTAGCCGCCACGAGGGCCGTCGCCAGTGTTCATCGTGGTGGCCTTGACTAGGCCTGGACCAACGGCTCCCTTGCGGACCCACTCGTCGAACGCCTTGCGGTGCTCAGCTTGTTCCTCGTCCTGCGATGGCCCAGCGGCGGGGCGGTTGGCCCTCTTCATCTCGCCCTCGAGGCGAGAGATTTCGGCGTTCATCTTCTCGACGACGTCCTGACCGACGCGGTCGTTGATGCCCTTCTCAAGCTTCGCGAGTCGGTCATCATTCGCCTTCTGGAAGTCGGCGACCGCCTTCCTCAACTCCTCTGCTACTTTTAGTGCGTCAGACATTGCTCAGCTCCTGGAAGAATTTCGTGAGACTGCGGAGTGCTTCGACGTCGTCTGCGTCTGCATCCGCAGCGTCACGCTGGGTGCTGAGCGCCTTGAAGCCTTCGGCCATCAGCGCCTTGGCTTCGGAGCGCGAAAGGCCTGCGTCACGCAGGAGGCGCTCCATCTCTCGGGGATTCTCGAGCGCGGCCTTGACCGACTCGATGCGAGCGGAGTCGTTCATCGGCATGGAGACGGGCGACACCTCCCAGAGGTCGAGAGTCTTCAGGTCGAGGGACTTCGTGTCCCTGTTCCAGGATGCCCCGCCCTCGGGGATGTCGTAGCCAATGGACAGGCCCTCGACGGTTCCCGCTCTGAAGTGCTCGTACGCATCGGCTCCGTCAATTGTCTTGATGGCGAGCTTTCCATCGACGAAGAGGCCATGGTCGTCCTCTCTCATTGATGTCCAGCGGCCCACGGGGCGATCGCGCTTGTGATGCCAAAACATCCCGGGCAGCCGGCCCTTGGCGCTCCAGGCTTTGAGCGTGTCGGCGAAGGCCCCTTTAAGAACGCGGTCACCGCCGAAGTCGACAACGTCGAAGACGGAACCGTAGCCTGAGAAATGACCCTCTTCGTCGAGAGCCTTCACTTTGAACGACATGCTGCGTTGCTTGAGGCTCATTTACGGCTCCTCGGGTGATGGCTTCGGCTCGGCGCCCTCAGGCAGCTTCCCGTCGACCAGCATGTTGAGCGGCGTGAGGAAAATGTCTCCGCCCTCTCGCGGATTCATGTCCTCGAGCTCGCGGATTTCGTTGGGGGACATGGCGCCGTTTTGCAGCTGCCTCGTGTAGAAGTCCGCGCGCGTGGCCATGTCGCCGCGAAGCAAGGCGCCTAGGTTGAATTTCGCGAAGTGCGACGCGCGCTGGCGCTCGGCGAGCAGCTGCAGCTTGATGCGCGACTCGATGCGCGTGAGGTAAGGCATCAGCGAGTAGTCGACGAATTGGCGGTTCTGCTGCTCGGAGTTGCTGAATGTCGCCCGCTCGAGGTCCGCAATCATCGTTGGCGGAACACGAAAGAGGCCGCAGATTTCGGTTCGCGACATCTTCCGGCTCTCGAGCATCTGGGCGTCCTCGTTCGACATGCCCGTCGAGGCCCACTTGAGGCCGCCCTCGAGGATGGCCACCTTGTGAGCGTTCTCGCCGCCCTGGTGCCGAGACTCCCAACTCTCCTTCATCCGCTTGTACACGGCCTCGTCGAGCGGCTCCTCGGCATCCGACTGCAGCACCCCGAGCGGCTGCGCTCCGTTGGAGAAGAACTTCGCTGCGTGCCGCTCGGTGGCCATCGAGAGGCCAACCTGCTCTCGGGCGAAGGTGAGAGGAGACACGCCAGTAATTCCGTCGAAAGAGAGCCCCCGCACATGGAAGATGTCCGTCGCGGCGTAGGTCTTCTTCCCTCCGTCGGCGAGCCTCACCTCGTAGACGACAGTCCAGTTGGCTTGCTGTTTCGGCTCTACCTCGGTGGGCTGCAACGGGAGCAGCTCCGCCACGCGCCCGCCCACGCGGTTAATCAGCGCGTAGAAGTTGCCTCGTAACGCGACGTGCGCGACGCACATCTCCCAGAATTCCTGAGCCGTCTGAAAGTCGTTGGGCGAGTCGTGAATGAGTGCGTAGAGAGGATGCTCTCGAGCCTTGTCCTTCGTCTTGTCCGTCTCGCGGTACAGATGCAGGGGAAGCTGACCGATGGATTCGGCCAACACGCGCACGCAGGCGAAGACGTAGCCGTGTCGCACTGCAGTCTCTGGGGTGACGGATATGCCTGAGACTGCGTCGTAGGACGAGGCGATGCGCTCGAGCAGCTCGGAGGGCGTGGTGATGGTGCGCTTCTCTTTGCGGAGCAGGCCGAAAATCATCCGCGCTCTCCGAGTAGCGACGTCATTCGGATGGCCCAGCCGATGCCTAAGAGGCCGGCGACGATGAGCGCAGCCGGCCTATGAATCTGCGCGATGCCCCAAAGCAGAAGCCCAAGCCCGAGGAGGCCCACGAGTTGAATGGCAATGAGCGACGCGAGCTCGCCGCGCTTCACATGCTGCCCCTCGGTTTTTAGAGGAAGCGGATGTTCGGGCGCGCTGCTGGTGCTTCTTTGGCCCGGAGTGCACGGCTTAGGGCGAGCAGCGTCGCGATGACGCCGTCGATTTTGGCCTCCACCCGCTCTTTCCGGGGGTAGATATTATCCTTCGCATCTGTATGACAGACAGTGTTGGAGACCATCCAGCGTAGGACTGGGTTCCCGTCATGGTGGAGCCGACCTGTGCGTACAAGCGCGTCCAGCGTTTTCATCGGCTCGGAGAAGTTGGAGACCAGCGGGCGCACCTCGACGCACGTCACGCGCTTGGCCTGTAACTCTTGCAGCAGCTGCGTGGCCTGCCACGGGTCGCAGGCCACTTCCTTGACCTTCAGGCGAGCGCAGTCGCCCAGCACGTCCTCCCGGATGGTGCCGAAATCCGTCACATCGCCCGGCGTCACGACGAGCCGCCCCTCGGCCTGCCAGCCGCCATAGGAGGCGTTGCGCCCGTCGGTGACCGCGGCCTCTGGCAGATAGCAGTCGAGGAACAGGTAGTAGTGCGGTTCAAGCTCGCCCGAGGCGGCGCTAGTTGAGCCTCCGGGCTGAAGCTCAACTATCTCGGCCGCTGGTTTACTTGGCTTGGGCTGCATACGGACGAAGAGCCGGGCCTTAGCAGCGATGTCCACCTTCGAGGCCAGGTCGAGGCCCATCCAGCAGGCGTCCTTCGCGAAGTCCTCTGGAGTCAGCGTGGGGTCCGCGCAGCGGTCCCAGGCGCGCATGTCCATCCAAGCCTGGTCGGCGTTGCACCAGATGTTGAGGTGCTTCGTCTTGAAGTTGTTCTGAGCGCTGGGCAGCTGCATCGCCTTCGTGGCGAGGGACGAGAAGGCGTCGGGGATGACCGACACCCCCCAGTTCGGGTTCGCCTGGGGCCAAGCCTCGGGGTTGACCCAGTCGTTCTCCTCCTCGAGGGTGTAGATCAGAAAGAACTGGGCTGGATCATCTACCTCGCCGGCGAGAACCCGAGTCCCATAGCGCCGGACCTCGTAGCAAATGCCGCTCGTGTCCGTGCCAGCTGTGCTGATCCGGAAGAGCAGCGAGCTCTCTCTCTTGCTGCAAGCTGTCTCAAGCACATCATGGAGCTCACGCGTCTTGTGCGCATGGAGCTCGTCGACGATGGCAGCGTGGATGTTGAGGCCGTCCTGCGTGGAGGCACGCCCGCTGAGCGCAGTAAACTTGCTGTTGCTCCTCGGCTGGAGGATGGAGTCCTTGGTGAACGCGATACCCAGGTTCTCGAGGAGGAGCGGGTTCTTCTCGATCATCGCCCTAGCCGTGCTCCAGACGATGTCACTCTGGTCCGATGTCGTGGCGGCCGCGTAGACCTCGGCGCCTTCCTCGTCGTCGGCAGCAAGGCAGTAGAGTCCGAGTGCAGCGGACACGGTCGACTTAGCGTTGCCGCGAGCGACTTCGACGTAGGCGCCCTTGTACCGTCGCCCATGGGTGTCAGCTCGCCTCCAGCCGAACACCGTGGCGAGCATGAAGCACTGCCACGGCTCGAGCTCGATCTTCTCCTTGGCGTTCGCCTTCGGGCCCTTGATGTGAGGCAGGCACTGGATGAATCGGCAGACGCGGTTGGCCGCTTCTTCGTCGAAGTAGAACGTCTGCCTATCGGCGTACCGCTCGAGATCATCACGCTGGCGCTGGCAGGCCTGGCGCACGTACTTGCACGCGTCCTGCGCGCGAGAGAGCACCGCGTCGATGTAGCCATTGGCCCGTGCAACGAAGTCAATCGCGTCGCTTGAACTCATCCTCGGGGTTCCTGTGCTGCACTGGTGGTGCTGGCTCAGGGCTCAGCCGAGCTCGGTCCGATGGCGTAAGGCCGAAGCGCGAGAGCAGCATCGCGCACTTGCGGTCGAGCTCGTTGAGCATGGCCACCTCGGGCCGTGCCCGCATCATCACCCCCCCGTCCTTGCGCTCACTCTCGTAGACGAGCCCGCCCCCCGCTGCACGCAAACGAGCACGCAAGCGCTGGCCCTGCACCCACGAGGTAACGAGCAGCTCGAGCACCGCCCAGTCGACGCGGGTCACCACACGGAGTGGCTCGAGGTCCTGACCAAAGCGACGCCAGGCCTCGCGCTCCTCCTCGTCGAGGTAGGCAGGTGGCTCAGGGTAGTGGGGCTCAAGCTGGGTTCCGTCCCGCTCGTCGCCTCGAGGGCGGTCGGGACGGGGTGGACGACCGCCCATGGCATCTCGATTGTACCGACGCTCCCCGCTGGGGCCGGTGCACGCCGAGGTGCGTCGACCTCGCAGGAGGCCCGTGGCGAGGCGAGCTCGCGCGAGCCCAGCTCCCCCACGGCAGCGCGCTCAGCGGCCCGCGGCGGTGGCACAGCGGCCTATCTCGGCTCCGCGGAAACCAGAGGGGGAGGGGGGGCTAAATCCTTGTAACTCCTGGGGGTCTACGGGAC